AACCCGCCGGAGCGGGTTCATTGTTTAAGCTGAATCAGATGTTGTCTTGCGTGTACACCCCGCCAGATTCGACGGCGCCGCCCACCTCACGCTCACCGTAAAGCAGCGGGTAAGGGTTGCCCTGGGCAATGGTGGTGACCGCGCTGCCGAAGCCGTAGCTCGGGTTGTTGCCGTCGTCGTTCTTCCCCTCGGCGCTTGCCTTGGTAGTCGGTGACAGCATTTGCACAACACCGCCCAGGCCCACAGCTGCGCCGGCGGCGAGCAAGCCCATGCCCAAGGTCGAAGTGGTGCCGCCGGTGAACAAGCCAGCCACGATAAGCACGACGCCGAGAAGCGTCTGAAACATGCCCGCCTGCTTGCTGCCCTGGATAATCGGCTGTATCCGGATGTCGCCTTCGGCACGGCCTACAAGCTCAAGCTCCTGTTCGCTGACGTTTCGCTCATCAACAAACACCGCGAAGACCATGCCGCGCTCGTGCGCCGTACGCATGAACTTCTCGAAGCCCGGCTTCATCGCGCACAGAGCGGCAGTGGCATCGTGAATACCATTCAGATCGAGGCGGTATTCTTTGCCGAACTTCTTGCCCAGCACCCCGCCGAGCTTGATGGTGCGCATCGTCATGGGCGGTAGTCCTTGTGCCGGAGGATCAGCTTGACCCGGTTGGCCATCGACCATCCGTAGATTTCACGGGCAGCCAGGCGGCCGGGCATGTGGTGGTAAATGAACGGGCCGGAGCCGCCAAGTTTCGGCGCGGGCTCGCTGATCAGGGCGGGTTCGTCGCCAAGATAAATAACGGCATGGTTCGGGAAGTAGCACTCCCGCCCGGGCGTGGGGATTTGCAATACCAGCATGTCGCCGCGCTGCGCCTCATTTACCTGATAGAAACCGGTGGCCGCGAAGTTGTCCTCGTACAGGCTTGGGCCGTCTTTCCGCTCCCACCACAGATCGGCGCGCTCGAAGTTCGGCAGTTGCAAGCCGGCCTCCCTGGCGTACCAGTCGCGGCACGCGGCCCAGCAATCAAGCAGTCCATGGGAAAAGTCCCGACCCAGCAACGGCGCCTGGAAGCCGGACGGTTTGAACCACTCAATGTCACCGCCAGGCCAGCCCACAATGCCCCAGGGCAGTTCGTGCAACTCACAGCTGACCCGGTCGGCCATGCTCGGCGTCGGCGCTTTATCCGGATGGCTGTGGATGATCGCCAGCACTTCGCCGCGATCTTCGGCGCGGGCCATATCTTTGTGATCAATCTGGAAGTGCTCTCGCGGTGTGCCGGCCAAGTTCGTGCACGGCACGTACTCTCGGCCCTCGGCAGATTTGATCAGCACCCCACAAGCCTCGGCCGGGTAAGCCCGCTCGGCATGCGCTCGGATCTCGTCCTGCAATTTCTGATTAATGCGCATGACTACCTCGAACTTGCGATAAGGCTTGCGCCCATGGATCCACCGAAGCGGCGGGTGTTGCCCCGGATCTTGCAGCTGCTCCACCAGCCCCCGCAGCGGTCGAGCGCGGGGTTGTCCGTGGGTTGGTTCTTCTTGTCGAACATCGCAGCCCCTGTGTAGGCGCAAGCCTCTTGCCTGTAACCGCCGCGGCAGGCCCACCGGCAGAGCTTGGTGATCTGTTGGGATGGCAGCATTTGCCCCTCCATGTCGGTGGGGCTCGACAGCGAAAACGTAACCGAGATGCTGGGCAGCGCCTCTGTCTTCTGCTCGATGAACCAGAGGTTCGTCCTGCTCTGGTTTCTGGCTTCCGGATTGCCCTCGGGGAAGTTGGCCGCATCCAGGAAGTGGCGGAATGTCTCGATGACCTTGACCCTGGAACCGGCCAAGTCACGGAACTGGAAACACAGCGCAGTGATTGCCCCGCGCACACCGCCGAGCTCGTCGTCCACCTGCAGAGTAGGTGTGGCCGGCCTGCCGTCGCCGCGGATGTCAAAGCCTTTGGCCTCGATCTGCAGCGGCGAGTAGAGCTGGCCCTGCCAGATAATGTCGCCCTCATGGGCGTGCCCGTGGAATCGCCAGATCGTGGCGCCCAGGCGTGTAGCGTCCAGTTCGTATAGCCTGATTTGGTTGCCAGGCTCCAGCTTTTGGATATCAGTGTTGTAATTCATGAGGCCCCACAAACACGAAGCCCCGCACAGGGCGGGGCTTGATAAGGCTTTAGGCCCGAGGGTTGAACGCCTGCTTCACTGTGAAGCTGACGGTGTAGATGTTCATGCCCAAGGCTTTCTTCTTGTACCCGTTGGATCGATACCAGCCCTCTGGCTCCCCGGGAGGCGAGTAGCGAAAGGCCTTGTAGCCTTCGTGTCGATCGAGGAACTTGATCAGTTCAGGATATTCCTCGCCTGGGGAGTCTTCGCCGGTGTGCACCAGATTCCAAACCTGGCTCTTGGTGTTGATACCAATCCCCCCGGCCTGGGTCATGCCGTCGCCGAACTGGTTCTCCCATGTGCGCTGGCTGACATCGCCGTCGGCCCCGACCTCTACGTCGAAAGTAAATGTCTCCGCCATCACCGCCTCCACAGCCTGCCACCCTGGCGCATTTCTGTATCCAGGAACTTGCCCATGCGCGCTTCCAGTGCGGCCCCGATAGAATCACCCTGCATCTGCGCATCCTGACTGCTCATGCCTGGCTGGGCCTGAACGGTGAATGGAGCGTTGAAGACGATTTGAGTGGGTCCGCTTGGGGCCGAGTCAGCAGAAGACCCGACCAGCGCCGCCCGGCCATTGCCAGCCGATTCCAAGCTGCCAACCCCGATACGCGCAACGGGCTGGGCGCCGCTCAGGCTGTTGTCGATCCTGGACAGCATTGCATCCAGCTTCGCGCTGGTTTGAGCGGTGGTAACCCGCTCGCCCTTTTGCAGAAACCAGCTGCCGTCTTCTGGTACCGAGTCGATGCCGTCGTGCGCCATACCCGAGAGCGCCGTCATGCCCACCGCCTGCGCGAGCGGTCCAGTGACAGTCAGCGCTGTGGCCATCGCGGCAGGCGCAGCTGCTGGCCCGATGATCGGAATAGCCGCTGTCGACGCATACGCGTTGAGCCCCGCCTGGAGCGACATCGCCGCAGCGTTCGCCCCGAGCGTGGTAGCGGCGCCCGCCTGGGTTGCCTTGCCAACGAGCAGCTGCACACCCTGGTAGATCAGCCATTGCGCAGCCATATCGCCCAGGGCTTTCAGCATCGACTTGGCGAAGTTGCCAACCATGTCGCCCAAGGCGTCACCGGCATCCTCCGCGCCGCTGGCCACGTCCGAGAAGAACGTGCCCAGCCCGCCGGTTGCTTCACTCAAGGCGGTGTTGGTGATGTCTGCGGCCTGGGCTGAATAGTCACGGGCGGCATCGGCATAGTTCGCCCATGCCTCATTGACGCCATTCATCCAATTGGTTTGCTGCTCATCAACCGCCTGGTAGTAAAGCTCTTGTGCAATGATCCGCTCGGCCAGAGCCTCTTCCAGGACGGTGGTTTGTTGATCGTAAAGCGCCTTATCAATGCTTTTCGCCTGCAACTGATCGTTGAGACTGACGACATCAGCAGCATATTTCTGCTGAAGTGCCAGGTCGGCGCGCATACGGTCACGGGCCTTATCGCCCATCCCTACGCCCTTCAGCTCCTGATCAAACCCATCCTTCATGGTTTGAGTGCCGACGCCCTGGGCATTCCTGAACGCCGTCAGCTTTAGGTCATCCTCATTGGCCTTCTTCAGTTTGTTCAGAGCATCCAGCTCGGCGGCCATGCCCATGAGCTTTTTCTTCTGCGCCTCGCTCAGCTTGCCAAGTTTCCCTTCCTGAAGCTCGAAGGAAAGCTTCATTACCTCGGTGGCGTCTTTCTGCTTGTCGCCGGTGGTGTTGATCAGTTCGATCTGGCGCTTGTAGCCTTCCTCGGCTGTAGCGAAATCCTTAACCTGCTTCTTGGCCGCCGATTCCTCGGTGCTGGCGTTCTTCTGCTTGGCCTTCGCCGCAGCCGTATCAGCTTTCTTTTGATCATCAATAGCCTTGGCTCTAGCGCGAATCGACGCAGCGAGAGCGCTTTGGGTATCGATGTTTTCTTTTAGGATTACACGCTCAGCAGCTTCGGCCGCAGTCTTGTCTTGTAAGGTGCCAAGCTGTTTTTCGAGCTGCTCTAGGTATTTCTCACCGGCCGCCGTAGCCGCAGCAGCTGCAGCAGCGTTCTTGCCAAGCCCATCGGCCGACTTATTGTTCTCTGCCGAAAATGCAGACAGAGCAGCCTGATTTGTCGCGAGTGTGGCGGTGAGCTCTTCCACATTGCCGGCGCTATCTTCGATCCCTTGCGCCATAGACTCGGAAACAACGGTGGGGAAGGCTCGAACCTTGTTCGCGACACTGGACCAGTCAACCGCTACTCCATTGGCCGAATCCTTCGATGCCTTCTTTACGATATCCAGAGCAGCCTGAGCATCTTTTGAAAGGCTGACGAACCCAGCGGCAAGGCCGGCATCCTGGCCAGCAGCACCAGCATCACGAAGACTGTTTTCGAACTTTTCTGCAATCGCGCCGGATGACTCTTCTACCTTCCGTTGCGTCTTGTCGATTTCGGAGCGCAGCTCCCGCAGTGTGACGGCCTGGGTTGCCCTCCCCAACTCGTTGAATTTCTTGATCAGCACATCAAGTGGCGCTGACAGGTCTCCCAGCTTTTTCTCAAGAAAACCAGTGTTGTCGCGAAGAGTGAGGAACGCAGTTGCCGCGCCGATTGCCAGCATTGCTACGCCGGCCGGTCCACCAAGAACACCGAGCAAGGTCGTCGATGCACTTCTCACGCCTGCTTGAGCGATGGCGACAGCATTGGTTGCGCGGGCCTCGACCGCACGAGCCTCTGCCAGTTGCAGAGACATCTGCGTTTGAACTGCGGTGCCGCGGGCCGCAAGTGCTTCTTTCTCCGCCAAGAAAACAGTGGTCTGCGCTTTTTGTTGTTCGGCTTGTGCAACGAGCAACACGGATGCCGCCTGAGCTTTCCTCGCGGCAGCGTCCTGAATAGCTGACTTGACCGCCACCGCCGCGTTTCCAGCGGCCGCACGGCCGTATCCAGCCAATGCCCCAATCGCGGCGAGAATCGCAACGTCTGCGAGCGTTTCAAAGTTTTCGCCAATAAGTCCGATACCGCTCGCCAGAATGCCCGTGGCATCCGTGGTTTCGTTTAGCTTCCCGACGTACGTAGTGAAAGCGTTCTGCAGGTTTTGAACCGCATCTCGTACCGCGACACTCATTCCGTCCGCAAGGACCCCGTTTGCTTCCGCAGTCTTTTGCAGGCCTGCAGTAAGGATATCCAGGCTCAGCTTGCCTTGCGCACCAAGGCTACGGATTTCTTCGGCTGACTTTCCAGTCGATTTGGCAACGGTGTCCACTACCGTGGGCATCGCGGCAAGTATTGATTGCCAGCCGTCAGCTTCGACCTTTCCGGTCTGAAGAGCCTTCGAATATGCATCGATTGCCGAGCTGGCTTTATCTGCCGACGCCGAGTTGGTGACCAGCAGAAAGCTAAAGCTATCCATTACGTCCAGCGCTTGGCTGGTGTTGTAGCCCATGGACTTGAGGCTATCCGACGTCCGGATGTATAGCTCTTGTGCTTCAGCGAGAGGCCGATAAGTGCGCTTCGCGGTATCCAGCAAACGCTGTTGCACCTGCTCGTATTCGCCGACACTGCTGGTTGCCATGCCTATGCGGTCGGACATCTGGCCGTATGAGTCCGCGGCCTCAATGATCTTCCCGATACCTGCTGCACCGATCGCAGCAGCCAACGCGGCCTTGATCATCCCGGAGGCGTTCTGGGCTCGCTCTCCAGCGCGATCAAAGGCGGTGTCAACCCGCCCCAGGCTTTTGTCGATCTTGTTGGAAGCCTGGCCAACGCTGGAATCTGCACGGGCCATTTCTTGGCGAAGTTGCGCCGTGGTAGCCTCGATGCGGACAAGCATTCCCTGTACGTCGGTATCGGCCATGCTTTTCTCCAGGCATAAAAAAACCCGCCGGAGCGGGTGGTAAAATTAAAATACTAGTGACAGAGCTTGGACCAAGCTTTCTCGAACTCGCTCGGGGTCATGCGATCATCACCCGCAAAAACCACCATTTCCTTGGTGGCCGCGATGAATCTCTTAAAGCCGACATACCCGCCGAAGGAGTTTTTCGAGTTCACCTCGCCGCAAAACCCTTTCTGATTACGAAACTCAGCGCTTTCCGGATCTTTCAAAACCCCAGATACAAATTCCCTTGCCACACGCTGATACCGTATCTCGGTCATTTCAGCCCTACTCCTGGCCTTATCGGCCTCGGATTGGCCGCATGCTGCCAGGAACAAGATAACCGGCAGCGCCATAATCAGTTTGTGCATTCTTCAATCCCTCGCCTGTAATTGGGGAAGACTATCAAAACGCTACGCTGCCTGCCTTCCTGTGAGCGCCTGCCGCAGCTTATCCGCCACGGTAGACGCCGAAGGCTTATCGGACTTGGTCTTTGTCTTTCCGGTACCGAACGGGTTGGTCATCTGGGCCCACTCGATTTTGGCGTCCATGGCCAGGAACAGCTCAGGCATCGGGACTGACCAAGCCACGTCGGGCGACCATCCAAGCCATCCCGTGGCCACAGCGTAGAGCCGGTCGACGTAGCTGCCGTTCTCGACAGCACTTACGCCGCCGCCGGCTTTTCCTTTCCCGCATCAGGCCCTTTCGGGTTGTAGAGCGCCACCAGGTAGGCGTTCAGTTGCACGGAAACATTCAGCACGCCCGCCTGCCACACCTGCTCAGCCACGGCCTCGGCCGCCTTGCCATTCAAGCCAGCGCCGCCGGCGATGATCACGGCGCAACCGTCGATGCTCAATGCATTGATGGCCTGGGACGCACCACGCAGGCCGCCGAAGTGGGCCTCAATCGCACGCACGGCGCCGAGCGTCGGTGTCAGGGTATAGGTCTCGTCGCCAAGCTTGATATCGACGGTTCCGTAAAGGGTTTTGCTCATGTGTCGAAACCTCGGGGGTCGGGGCCGAAGCCCCTCTGTTTAAGGGGTGACAGGCGCCGGAAGGATTTCCAGGATGTCGGAGTTGATGCCGATTGTGACGTTGCGGCGAACCACGTTGTCAGCGGCGCCGGCGGCGACGGTGTTGTTCATCACCTTGCCGCGCAGGTAGAACGTGGTCGGCAGCACGGCCGGGGTGGCATCAGGGTCGCCATCGTTCAGGGTGATCTTGATGTTGTAATCGCCCTTGCTGCGATCCCGGTGAGCGATCTTCAGCTTGGCCTGGCCCAGGTCGCCGTTGTCCAGACCGACTGCCAGGGTCAGGTCGCCCGCATCGGCGGTGCCTTTGTACTTGCGCACGCGACCATCACGAAGCGACGTGAAGGTCACAGAGCTGAACGTGTCACCGAACTCGCCCAGGTCTTCCACCTCGCCGATATCGACGTAGGTGTCCGCCTTGTAGAGCGCTTCAGTGTCCGCGCCGTTCTTGCTGCCGATGCTGATCCGGCAGCCGGCGGCTGTGTTGAGGTTGTCGTCGGCCATGGGGGTTCCTCCAAGGGCACATTGGATAAAGCCGCGGTGCGGCCGGGTATTGGTTTCAGTGGGTGGTGATGACGCGGATCGTGACCGATCCTTGATACGTGACGCCGTCAGGTTCGCGCTGGGAGTCTGCTTGCTCGACCCTGACCGAGACGGCGCGCCCGACGGTCAACGGCAGCCGGCGCTCGTCCAAGGCAGCGACAACCTCACCGAGGATACGTTTCACCTCGGCCTGGCCATGGGCATCCGACCAGACCGACAGGTAAACCAGACGCTGCTCGCGCTTCCTGCCAGCAATCGGTGAAGTGTTGGTGGAAATCTCCCGGTCAATCGAGACGTACGGCATGGGCGAATCCATGGGCGCACCGTCGTGGACAGGGCAAGAAACTTCCGCTGTCAGCCTGGCAAAGATCGCCTCCTGCAGCGCTACGGACGGGTCAGCCATTGGAAAGCCCCTTACTCGCCTTGAGCAGCGTTCGCCCGATGGCTGCCTTGATGCTGGCCACGACATACTCCCGGTTCACGTCCTTCGCCGGGCGAAGCCATGGGTGAGCTGGCCGCGCCGGGATGTCCGGGTACTTGCCGAAGAAGTGCGTACCATCCGCCTTGTTGGTAGGCCGACGGCTGCGCCCTCCCGCGCGCTTGTTACCGGTGTAACCCTTGGTGCCGTACTCGATGAAGCGCAGGTAGAAGAAACGCTGCTTATTCTTCTTGCCCCTGATACCGATCTGGGCGTCGAGGCCGCTTTGAGAAACGAAAACCGTCAGAGCAGCAGCAGCGGCGCCCGTGTCTTTCGGGATCAGGCTTTTCATCGTGGAGAGAATCCGCTCGGCACTGTCGCGCATTACCGGCGCCAGCTCGTTATCCATGGTCGCGTGGATGTTGCGCAGCGTGCGGCGCAACTTAAAGTCACCGGACATGCGCGATCGGCGGGCGACCATGGTCTACTCCTTGTTCTTGGCCGGCTTCTCTGCGGCGGGCGCTGCTTCGGGTGCTGGCTCTACCAGGCCGCGCGCGACAAGATCGGCGCCGAGTTTGGCATCGACCACAAACTCATCACCCTTCTCTCGGTCACCGGTGGCGCCAGACAGGGTTCCCAGGGCAACAACTTTCATAATTCACCTCTATGGATTGGGTACGTTTGAACAGAGCAGCCGAAGCATGTCGCGTTCGTTGTTCGGGAGCGCGGCTTCGATCAAGTAGGTGGTGGTGATTCCGTTCACCGTGTGCACCAGGCGATTGCCTGCGACCGCGTCCGCGCGAGGCCTGATGCGTATCTCTGCGGTAACCACCGCCTTCAATTGCTCAGCGACTGGCGCGGTACGGCCCGTGGGCATGGTGATCTCAGCCCAAAGTTTTACGAGCTCCACCCACGAAGTGTCGAATCCGCCCGTTTTGTTTTTCGTCAGAACTGGTTTGAACATGGTGCATCGATGACGTAATGGGCCGGCTCTCATCAGACCCCCATGCCGATACGGTACGGCGCCAGCAACGACTTGCTGGTCAGCGGCAGTTCGGTCGCGATTGTTCCAGAGACAACCTCTTCGCGGTTTGCATAGAGGTGCCCAAGCTTCAGCAGGCATGCCGCTTCGATGGCTTTGTTCACGACCATGCCCCGAGCTGTTCTTGCTGCCAGCTCCAGTGCCTCGTCGTATACGAATCGAACATCACCCTCCGCTTCCAGTCGCTGGACAGCATCCGCAATGGATTTGGCAGCCATCATTGAAAGGTCATATTTAGCGGCGGCGGTCTCTCGATTGGCTGGCACTGCCAACCTCGCAGCGTCCAGGCTCACCTGATCGGCAAAGAACGAACGATTCAAGTACGCCATCGCTGCAGCTTCAGCGCCATCCAGCTGCGATTGCACCAGGTCCTGGTCTTCGCTTTCCGCGCGCAAGTGTTTCATGGCCAACTCGATATCGATCACGCTCATGCTCAATCAGCCTTTTTCTTGTCAGCGGCCTTTGCCTTGGGTGCAGGCTTTGGAGTGGCGGCCACGCTGGCGGAAGTCATTGGGGCGGGATCGGCTTCGGAGTCAGTCAGGTCGACCAAGGCCTCATCCTTGCCTTCGTCTGGCTCGGCATAGCCTTTCTGCAGCAACTGTCGGCCGTGTTGCTCACTGGTTAAGAACGAAGTGCCTTCAACCAAAGTTCTGCCGCCGAGATACAGCGGCTTGAGGGTCTTCAATTTCATTTCAACCTCCGAAGGGCCGCCGATTGGGCGGCCCCGCTATATCAAGGGGTTGGGGTGGCGAAGGTGCCGTAGATGAACGCTTCCGGACGCTTAACAGCCAGCGCCAGACGCTCCTCGCAACGGATCGAGATCATGTTCTTCTCGAAGTCGTCGGCGTTCTCGGTGGAGATCACCACGTTGGCGTCCTCGCGATCAAAGATCTGTGCGCCTGTCTGGAAAGCACCGGTCAGGAACTTGCCCAGGAACGCCGCCAGTTCAGTTGCAACAACTGGCAGCCCCCACAGAGTGGGACCGGCGAGACTCAGCGGGTTGCCGATGATGTAGCGACCCAGGGTGTCCTTGGTAAGCTCGATCTTCGCCCAGTCGGTGAAGTGGAGCACGTGACCGCTGGCCGGCAAGCGCGCCAGTTGCGACTGGAGCATAGCCAGGCGCAGCTGGTCGATCTGGGTCATGGCGTAGGGCTCGAAGGCTGCCGAATAAGCTTCTGCTTGCGGCACGATGCCGTGCAAGTGCACGCCAGTGCCATCGCCGAACAATATCTCCGACTCTTCGGCGTATTTCAGGCCGTAGCGCATTTCTGCGTCGATGGTCGATTGCAGTTGAGCGAAGTCGTCCAGGATCTGCTTCGAGGCCTTGAACATGTGCGCGATGGTGGTGACCGGCGTGATCTTGGTACCGAACTGGATATCGCTGTAGGGCTTCGCGGTGTTTTCAGCCACAACGCGGGCTGCGTTAGTGAAGCCGGTTTGCTGAACCCAGAAGATCGCTGGCGAAGTGGTGCGGCCGGGTGCAATCAGATCACGGATGAACAGTCGTTGCTTCGGCATCACGTCGATGCCCGGCAAGCGCTGTGGTTCCACTACACCCTGGGCGACGCCAGTGCTGAGCAGCGCGGCATTAACCGGTACGCTGACACGGCGGTTGCCTTGAATGCTTTTTGCGAACTCGGCAAGAGCTTCGCTTTTGATGACGGTACCGCCGAGGGTTTCGCGCTGAGCGGCAGCTGCCTGGGTGGGAATTCGGGCGAACTCCTGTTCCAGTTCGCCGAGCTGGGCCTTCAGCTGCTTCTCGGCTTCCGTCAGGCTGTTGAACTTCAGGGCCATCTCATCGACGGCAGCCTTGGTTTCTACTGACAAAGTTCCGGCCTTCTTGGCTTCGCCCAAGGCGGATTCGGCCTTGGCGCTGAATTCGCTGGAAGCCTTTTCCAGTTCGGCACTCATTTTCGCAAGCAGTTGGGCTTGTTCGGACATATTGAATTTCCTTTATTTGGTAGCGGCTGCCGAGAAGCGAGCGAGGGCTCGTTCCAGATCGGCTATCGGTTCGGCCAGATTGGCCAGCGTGTCGGCAGCGTCTTGCGTACCGGGCCCGGCAGCGCATGGCGTGCCGGACTTGATTTCTTGAATTAGTGATCGTCGCTCGCTGCGTGGCATTCCCTGCTTCGCAAGGATCAGATCGAGTTTGCGAGCAGCGATGAGGCCGGCCTGCGCTTTTGTCCCCTCCTTTACGGAGTCGGAATCAAGCAGCGAGTCAGCAAACCCCTGCTCCACGGCAGCAGAACCGCCGATCCACGTTTCAGCATCCATCAGCTTTTGCATTGACTTCAGGTCGCTACCGGTTCGAGCTGAGTAGATATCGCCCATGGCGGCGTCAAATGGCTCCATCATGTCGGCTATTTCGCGGAACTGATGGCGGTTGCCTGCGGCTATGGTCCAGCCGTTATGGATCATCAGAAAACCAGAGCGGGCCACCTGAAGTTCATCAGCGGCCATGGCAATAATCGAGGCGGCAGAGGCAGCCAGGCCAAGGACCTTGACCGTCACATGGCCTTTGTATTCGCGGAGGATGTTGTAAATCGCCAGCCCCTCAAACATATCGCCGCCTGGGGAGTTCATGTTCACGGTCACATCGGCACCGTCCATGCTGCGAAGAGCGGCAGATATGCGCTTCGCGGTTACACCTTCTCCTGACCAGGGATCGAAGCCGATAGCGTCGAGCATGGAGATGGTGTTTTTGGAGTCGCTTTCAGCAGCCTGGATTGCGGAGTTCCAGCGCTCCATTGCCTGAGGCATCAGGTCGAATGAAACACCCGCGCAAGGGCGCCCCGCCGGCGCTGCCGGAAGGCTACGAATTGTCATGGGTTATTCTCCAGAGCTGCCGGGGGATCGGCTTATTTCATTCGGTTGAAGCCACGCAGACAGCGCGGCGCTTACTTTTTCGCCGCCATCACCGCCTTGGCCGAGCTGCTCTATGGGCAGCAGGTTCGATTGCACGGTGTACACATCACCGCCAGGTATGGGTGGGAGGTTCTCCAAGCGGCGGACCTCATTACGGCTCATCCAACCGTTTTGAAGGCAGATATTGTAGTAGCTCGCCCGGCCCTGACTGTCGGCGCGCAGCAGCCCCTCAACAGCGAACTCTGCGAAGTAACGGTCGTCGCGCTCCAAAAGGCAGCGGCCAATCTCCTGCTCAATATTTTCCAGCAGCGGCCTGAGGCAGTTGGTAAGGAACTGCAGGTTTTGCCCTTCAACGCTCGACGCCCAGCTGCTCTGCTTGTCCATGTGCCCGACCATGAAGGGTGGCACTCGGAACCAGCGGCAGACTTCTTCGATGCCATACGCCCGCGACTCAAGCATCTGAGCCGCTTCAGGGTTCATGGTGATGCCCTGATACTTAAGACCGGCCTCAGCAACCATGATTTTGCCGGCGTTCTTCGAGCCCATAAATGCCTGAAGACTGGCTCTCAGCTGCTCCCGCTGCTCAGGCTTGAGCGCTGTATCGCTGCTCAATATCCCTGATGCCTGCATGCCCTGGGCGAAAACCTTGGCGGCTGCCTCTTCGGCTGAAATCGCAGCGCCCATGATCTCTTTGCCCGTGGATACCGGCAGCATGCCGCAGACACCATCCAAGCCGAAGCCGCGGATATGCATCAGGTCATCTTCGGCGATAACCCTGGGCCTTCCGTCCTGCGTGTACTTGTATTCCAGGCGACCGCTATCCAAGCGCTTGACGGTCATGAGCTGCGGGAGCAGAGGGTTTAGGGCAACCACACGACTACCTACACGCTTCTTCTCGACAAAGGCGTTCCCCCGCAAGCAGATGCTTGCGACGATCATCAGCATGAATCGGCCCGGGGTCATTTCTGCGTTAGGGCGTTTTGTGAGGATTTCGTAGAGCGGGTGGTTTGTTGCAGCTACACGGCCACCATCTGCACCGCGCTCGTAAAGCCTGAGCGGCAATGTCGACACGGTTTCGGATAGCAATCGGACACACGACCAAACTGCCGAAAGCTGAAGCGCTTTGTCCACGGTGACGACTTGACCACTGGCAGACGTACCAAACCACTCCTGCCAAAATGCCTTGTCATTTAGGCCGACTGGCACGCCAAGCCAGCTTTGCAGGGCCGATCTGACCCGTCCAGGCTTCTTTTCGCGCGCCATTAAATGCCTACCATAATTGGATTTTCGTAGAAGCCACTCGGATCAGGCTCGCCCGCATTGGCCAGCACCCGACCTATGGCCATGATCAGCGCAACGGCGCCGTCGATCTTGTTGTCATCGCCCTGCTTGATGGGTCGCACCACGTCATCGTTGCCCGGCAGGTGCTTACCGATCACGTTGCCGACGCACCAGGTCATGATCGGATTACCGTCGTGATGGAACCGGCCCGCCTCTATCGCGGCTTCCAACTCTTTCATAGGGTCCGACATGTTGGTGTAGTTCTGCGTGATTGTGATCGGCTCAAAGCCCTGGTCATCAAGGTCATGACTCAGGCCTGTAGCTCCATGAGGGTCAATAGGACACTCGCGTACCGGGGCGTGGTGGTTCGCCTCCTTGGTGTCCTCGAGAATTTCGCGGTAGTCGACCTCGGCACCGTCGGTCACATCCAGATTCTTGGAGTGAATCCAGGCTTGGAAGCGCTCAGCCATACGTTTGTTGTCAGTGTTGAAGGCTGTGTCATAGGGAACCCAGAACTTCGGCTCAATGCTGTAGTAGTGGTTCTTCCCATCAATGACGCGCCAGAACAACCTGGCCCTCGAGTTCATATCGAGCTTGCGCGCCAAGTCGAAGCCGGCGATCCACTCTTGCCCCTCGAACTGCTCCAAGGTCAGCGACGTGTCTTCGCAGGCTTTCCAGCTTTCCATGTTGTAAAAGCCGGACTTGGCGCTCACCCAGAGGTTGAGGTGCTTCGTCTTGAAGGTGTTGGCAAAGCGCGCCGAGCGAATGGCCCTGGCCTGCTGGCTTTCCAGATATTCCTGAAACACCGATACGCCATGGTTCGGGTTGGCCTTGGCCAGCATCTTCGGGTCGGTCCAGTCGTCCCCTTCGTCCAGCGTCCATATCCAGCCGAACAACTCTTCGTCCGGCACGGTACCGGCCAGCATCTCTACGACCTGTCGGCGCTTGTCATAGCACGGGCCTTCAATGTCGGCGCCGGCGGTGGTGATGATGAACATCAACGGCTGACGACGCGCGCCCATGCCGGTGAGCATGGTGTCGTACTGGGCCGACGTTGGGTGCTCGTGGTACTCGTCGACGATGGCGCAGCTTGGCGACGCGCCGTCGCCAGGGTTGCCGATCAGCGGCTCGAACCGGCTGAAGTCGGATGGGATGTTCATGTTCGAGGCATTCACCTCGATGCCGGCGGCCTGAATCAGCATCGGCGATTTGCTGACCATGAGCTTGGCAGGCCTGAAAACCTCCCAAGCCTGCTTTTCAGTGGTCGCGCCTGCGTATACCTCAGCACCGAATTCGCCATCGGCGACAAACATGCTGATGCCAACGCCACCGGCAACAACCGATTTGCCGTTTTTCCTGGGTACTTCCCAGTAGCTTTCACGGAACCGGCGGTGTCCGCCCTTCTTCTTTACCCAGCCGAATGTCACGGCCAGGCCAAAAAGCTGCCAAGGTTCGAGCGTGATCAGCTGACGCTTGAATGCCCACTCGCCCTTGGTGTGCGGCAACAGCTGCATCAGCTTGAGCTTTTTCTCTGCCTTCGCAGGGTCGAACTTGAAACGGAAGCCGCGCTTGCGGCTCGCCGCCAAGTCGTCGAAGTGGCGCTGCACCGCCTGGTGTATGTAGCGGCACGCCGGAACCTTCCCGCGTAGCAATGACCGACCCCACGCCGTTGCCTTGTCGACATTG